GGGAAACTCTCCACACAAGTCCTCAACGGTCTTAACATACCGTTTTGTGTAAGATACGAGGCGGCCAAAACGGTCAAAATCTGGGTAAGACCCTACAGGATCATCAATACGAATAATAGGGGTTTTACGTTCGTAATCAATCTCCACCACAAAAGGCAAGAAACCGAACGTAATGTATCGATCTGCACCAGTGTACATCTTGGTTTGCAGGTCAGACTGGTCACGGTAACCGGCAACAATCATCGTGCGCTTATCGGCACGAACCCTAGCACGGTCAGAAGAAGTGTTAGTTGAAGAACAGTTAAACGCAGGTAGCGGAGCTACCACCTCAGCAATGTCACGAGCAATTGTATCAATGCTGTTAGCCACCATAGGCTTAGGGTAATCATCAGGAAACAAACCAGGGAACACCTTGTTGATGTTACCTTTACGGACCTCTAAAACATCGGCCCAACGTTGATCACGCTCAGCAGCTTTACGGCGCAGGTAATTAACCCGTGTCGCAATATCATCAATGTTAGCCATAGTACCTTCCTGAAGCAGCCTCTAAACGCTGCGAATAATCTTCCAAATCCACAACCATACGTTTTTCCAAATCACGTGGTGTAGCAAACGGGTTCTTCACCCAAGTCTGGCCATACCTGCCAGACGTATTCACATAATCCCTCAACTGGGTTTCAACAAACCACAAAGCCATCGGACCGTCTTGCTTATTTTTTGTCCCAGGGGACCAAGTAATCAACTGCTCAATAAGAGCCTTCACACCCTCATTGTCAGTACGAGGCAACTCAATAAGGTTCGTACCCTTCATCGACTTACCCTGCTGATCAGTCTGACCAAACAACGGAGCCAACGAAGCCACACCATACTCAAGGTCCATCTTGTTCGCACCCGTATAGTGCGAAATAAGCCGAATACCACGGGAAGCAAGAAACTCGTTAATCTGCTCATCCTGAGTCAAGAACAACTGGAAAGCGTTCTTTTCAATAACCCAAGCAGACGGCTGATACTTCTCAGTCCATGTGAAAATTAGCTCACGGATACGTGCAGGTGTGGGTGCGGGCATACGAGACGCATCAAGTAAATACCGTTTTTTCGTCTGTCTATCAGCCGACACCACAACACCGAACGTGTCACCCGACATGGCAGGATCAAGTCCACAAATAGTGTACATACCTGACACATCACTCGGATGCCCTGGAATCCCCGCAATAAGGGGACCACAAGTTCTCATACCATTAACCGCACCACGCACAGCCTCAGCAGAAAACACAGCCTCAGAATCAACATCCTGCTGCTGGTAAACCATCGCCCACGTCTTAGGGTCCAAAAGACCCCTACGGTTACGCAAATGGAAACCATCCCAACGAGGAAACAAACCATCCTCGTCAGCCTCAGTAGGATCACCCATCCAAGGGATGTCCGACTTAGGCCACAACGTCACCCAATTCTTAGGCTCGTCATTAAACTCCAGCACCGCTGGCATCGCCAAATAAGTCCACGGAGAAGTACCGTCAGGATACCGGTCAACGTTCCTTATCTCTCGATAAAGGTCGACAGGATCCACACGAGTACCGACAACCAAAATCTTGCCAGTCGGACCAACACGGGTCAGTACCTCCTGCTGCATCCAACGAATCTGCTTCTCATACTCACCAGCATTAGCCAAAGTGATAGTATCATCCAAAATAATCAAGTCAGCACGAGCGCCATAAATCTGGCCACCAATACCCAACGCCTGAAGCGTAGGATCCTTCTCGCCCGAATCACGCTCTAAGTAGATGGAGTCTGCTGTCCACTTATCTGCTGTTGCCTTAAAACCATCAGCAGGAGCATATCGTCGCTGCAGCTCCGAATAACTGGGACTGGTAAGTCGCTGCTTGACGGCATACAAAAACTCCTTAGCCATTTCCCTAGTCTTGGAAACAACCTTGATACGAATGTTCGGATCCGTACAAATCCTGTACGTCACATAATCAATACTAACCGTCATCGACTTCGCATGCTCCGGTGGCATGTTCACCAACACATACTGCGGCACACCAGGCTCATACGTCATACCCTCATGCAACCAAGACGGCTCACGATTCTCAATCAAATCAATCACATTCATCTGATGAGCAAAAGTCTGAGAGTTCAAAAACTGTTTACGAAACTCCTCAAAGGAGATATCTTTATCAGCCTGATCAACACGACCCTTACGAGCCTGAACAGCCCGCATCAACTTTATCGCACGATCAAACTCAGGATCAGACTGCAGATAATAATAATACGTCTTCTCAGACTTACCCACAGCACGGCACGCATCAGCAACCGAGAAGCCATCCTCAATCAAACCAACAAGCCGCTTCTTAGCCTCAGTCGAAGAAACCGACTGATCCTTCGGCACCCGAAGTGCCACCGTGTTAACCCGTGGAACAGCCAACCCAGACACCCCGATTAGTAGTCACCTAGGAGGTGACACTTAGTAGTAAAAAAACAAAAATAGAACCCTGAACCAAACCTTGAAAACAACCAAGATCAACACCCAAAAAAGAAACCTTGAAGGTAACTTAGACCCCTGGTCACCCAACGGCAAACACACAACCAGTCCGTGTAGCTCCACTGGCGTTCCGCAACACGAACACGACCACAAGGAGTGTTCGGGTCATTCGTATGGAAACGAATAACCCTCACTTATATTAAGGCGGGAAACAAGCAACCCTTCCCGCAAAGTTACCAAAATGTTACCATGTGAATTACATCACACCACAAAAACCCCTAAAACAATGGGTTCCCACAACCAGCCCCCAACACGGGGATCACAGCTACTTTAGAAAAATTATTACGGTAGATAGTACTTTAGGTATCCGCCCGCAGGTTAAAAGCCGTGGGTCGTTGCCGGTTGTGGTGCTGTTTCGTTGTGCGTTGCCTAGTCCCCGTGTGGTCAATGTTGAACTGCTACCCCGTGCCAGGTGGTCACCGGTAACCGTGCCGCAAGCCACGACTACCCACCATTAACCACCACTAACCGGACCACATAGCACCACTACCGGACCGGGCTAGGCCGTGTCTGCCTGATAACGGTTTATACAGTCGTAGCCGGGGTAGCGGGGTGGGTAGTCGGGGTTGGCCGTAGCTGTAGGTGACACGCTGCCGGGGTTGGTTGTGAATGGGCTTGACACGTTGCCGCTAGTCGTTACTCTAGTTACTAGTGGCAGTTGGTCACTACTTAGATAGGAGTTAGTTATGAGTGATGCGCAAGAATTATTCGTGAAGGTTATGAGTCGGCAAGCGCTAGCGGCTGCAGAAAATAATGGTTTCGATTCCGGGGTTAAGTGGGCTATTGAATATTATGAGTCGGAGTTGGGTATTCATTCCGGATTGAGTCACGACTACGGCCTCAATGGTGATGTTGAGTCGTGCGAGGAATGTTCCTAGTAGTTAGTGAATGTGCCGGGCAGGTTTAGGGCCTGCCCGGCTAGTTCGCTGCCTAACGGGTAGTGAGTCCGGGAAGAGTTCCCGGATCCATAAAATAGATAGGACTCTAGGTTATGAGTGTTAAGTCAGATAAGGCAGAGGCTAAGGCTGCAGCCATTGAGTCGCTAGTTACGGGCTACGGCGTGGTGCCGGGTACTAGCGTGCACGTGTCGATAGATAGCGTGAGTGCTAGTGGTATGTCTCGCACGATGCGGTTATTCGTGGTGAGTGGCGGGGAATTTGTCAATATTACGTGGTTAGCGGCTAGGGCCTTGGGTGAGCCGGTGCGGGATGACAAATTCGGCCGCCGGGTTATTCGTGTTGGCGGGTGCGGTATGGATATGGCCTTTCATATTGTGAACTCACTTTCATACGCTCTACATAACGACGGCTATGCATTGACTAAGCGGGATATCTAGCTGGCTAATCTCTACCCCGTGCCACGTGTACGGGGTAGGGGTTAGGCGACTAGCACCGGGCTAGTGTCTTAATAGATAGGGGTATATTGTGAGTGTTCTTGAATTGGCAGCGATTATTGGCCGGCTAGGGCTGCTACGTGTGGACGGGTTGGGCGTGGCCGTTGAGATAGTGAACGTTCGGCAAGCTTACGGGCAGGTTAGGTATGACGTTAAGCCTGTGGCCGGTACGGGCACGGTTACCGTGGCGGCAGATAGGGTAACGCTTGAAGATTAGGCAGGACTAGCCGGGCGGGTTGGGCAGGGTATCCGGTCTGGGTATCCTGCCTAGTCCGGATCCACGGGCCTAGCGTGTAGCGCTTGCGGCTATCGTGGCCGGGATAGCTTGCGGCGGTCCCGTTGATCGCTTGCGGGTAGTCTGGTGATCGCTTGCCGGTATCTATCCGGGCATTGTCCGGGCTAGGATATAGTGCTTGCCGGGGTAGCGTAATAGTGGATATTGCGACACGTAGAATATGGGCTTGACGTGTGGCGATACCTGCCATTAGGTTAGGGGTATCTCAGGTAGGGATACTAACAATAGATAGGGGTAGTCAATGACTACGTTAGAGATAGATAAGGATTACCGGGTTACCGGTAATGAGAGTACTACGTGGAATAAGTTTCGTAGTGCTGTAATGTTCACGGCTGCAGCTAGTGACACTAGCTTGCCGGTATTCGCTAATATCAATGTGGTAGTTAAGCCGGGCAGCATTGAGTTGCAAGCAACTAACCGCTATAACCTACACCGGGTAGAATTGCCGGCAGCTAGTGGCGATACGTTCACGGCGCTTATTCCCGCTAAAGAATTATTGGCGGCGGTTAAGGCTACTAAGGCTAGTGCGTGGGATCTTAAAGTCGATCCTATTGCGGGTACGTGGCAGCTCTATGTGGATCACGTCATCACTCAAGGCCGGACCGGGCACGATAAGTTTCCTAATGTCAATCAGGTATGGCCGTTGCCGGAATTGGTTGAGATAGGCGAGATTAGGTTCGCTGCAGAGAAGTTAGGTATCACTATCAACGCCTACGCTAAGGCTTATGGTAAGAATGTAACTACGGCATTTAAGTTTCACGGTAATGTTCGTGCGGTTGAGATATTGCCATTAGATAGTGAGATAGATAAAGATATTAAAGTTCAGGCTATCGTTATGCCTTGCCGGATATCCTAGGCTTAGTGCCGGGTAGTGCCGGGCAGGTTTAGGACCTGCCCGGTGCTATCTGCTACTAATACAGGGTTAGTGCAGGATAGATAGGGAATACCAATATGAGAATAATCGACGATATGCGTACGTGGCCGTGGACATCTAGGGCTAAACGTATTAGTGAGAACATAAATATGCTGCTGGACGGGCTAGTGTTCTTAGCCTTTATTGCGGTTATGTGGGCACTATTCGTGGTGGTAATGGTATGAGTTCCGATACTTTAGCGTTCAATGGTGAACGACTTACCCGTGATGAGTCAGGCTGGCTAGTGGATAGCTTAGGCAAGCACGGTTATACGACTCACTTTACCGGTGCTTATATCTGCTACACGTGCGGGCACCTATGTGAATGTGCAGAATTGTATGGGTGCGGGCATACGCTTACGGTATGCCCTAATCACGCCGGCGGGTACGATTGTACCCCGTTCTGCAGGGTATGTGAAGGTAGTCAGGACTATTGCAGCACGTGTGATCCTATTGAATGTAATTGTGGGTGCGGCTGCACTAATCCATTAAACGGCGGCACGTGCGTTGATTGTTCAATAAATAACGATCATCAGAATAATAATAAATTAATTGAATATGTACGCATAAGCGATTAGCGCCGGATAGTCAGGCACG